GTATTAAGCCAAGTGGCCTCCACGCTTTCGCGGACTAGGAAATCCTAGTTTGATAGAGTGTAGATCGAGATTCGCCTATACGAACCCGCCCCTGGTAATGGAACCACCAGGTAAGGCTCTTTAGGACCATTATCGTCCCCTTTCGGAAGACGATACAGCACCGGTGCACCCACCGCATCCGCGTCGGGGAAAAGCGCTCCTGTAATTGGAGCGCGCTCCCGTTCGTAGATACAATAGAGTGGTAACACACCATCGCCAGGGAGTACCGAAGTATGGTACTTCTTACGCCTAGTGTATGTTTCAAAAACGAAACCGGCATATCCGCGGTCCCGATGTATTGGCTTTGGGATCCAGTCACCTAAGAGGTGACCGTCCCCGTAGCCATCGGGACCGTAGATACGTGCACTCTCATCAATAAGTGAGAGAACATACTGTGCGAACTGTGGCTCAGAAAACCAATTCCTGTAATAGAAATTGTGAAGGAGAAATGAAAACTCTCCATCAAGCCAGTCGCGCGCATAGATAGGACGGATATCGAATCCTTTGAGATAGTCCTTGCCGCAAGATTCACGGAATGGGCCGCTCCAATATGACTTCGTCATGTTTAACGAGAAACCTGTGCAATGAAGCACACTCGTCAACAGCGGAACGACGTCAGTTCCCACTATGATGTCATCCCCATAAACGCTTACGCGCTTTTCTGAAGACTTCACCACTTGAACGCTCGCCGAGGCGAGAGCCCAAAAAATGAGCGTTTGTAACGGAAAAGTAAACCCGTTGCCCATGGAAGAGAACTTGTGTAAATGCAAGATCTTCCCGTCGTCTTCGACGGTAGGAGTCCTGCACAAGCTCAAGGCCATGAACCACTCATATGGAAGGAGACGGGCAACCAACTCTTTGCTAATTGAGTCAGATGCACTACTTAGGTCTAGGGTAGCTACATTCCCTAGTATAGAACCCTCCCAGGCCAGCCTCTGATTTCGAGACTGATCTCGGATGTCCTGACCCACGCGGAGCAATCGCTGAGAAATAAACTCGCCGTAACCGTGCTGAACCAACGCGTTTAGCGTTGGCTCGGTCATGACGGTGCGATAAGTCTTCGCGTTCTTAGGTACGAAGCTGAGTTTCCCATGATGTATTTCCACAGGGACCCAGCTCCTATCCTCTTCACGATCCTCTGGAAGGAATATTTTGATATATTCTTCCACCAGCTCCGAGAATGTCGCCTTATCTATCCAGTCATGGACAGAAGCGACGCTCCCAGACATTGGGACCGAGCATCCATCAACTCGATGGGCGCCTGGGCCCTTATAAACCTCAACTGAGGGGTCTAAGGGTTGTTCGTGAATGGCCGCATAATGCGGCAGTTCGGCTAACAATAGGCCGACGATAGGAAGCATGTTCGTACTACAAGAAGGTGCCGCGCTCAATTTAACACGAGCGCAAGCATTTCTTCTTTTTACAGACGTAGTAGCACCGGGTCCGAAGGTCAGATCCAGCTGTTCAAGGCTGGGCACCTTCCCCAGCAGTTCCTCAATTTTACGCTCAGCGATAGAAAGGACTCGCTCAACGTTAGGCAAAAACATAAATTCGCCTAAAGAGGAAAGGCCGAAGAGTTGGTTAGTTTTCAAACACCTAACCTCAGACTCATAAAAAGCGCGGCGCGCAACCCCTTCCTTGTCAATCCCGATATCCAAAGGCTCCAGCTTTTGAAAAAACGCTAGAGCTTGTCGAATATGACGCTTGGAATCAACACTGCAAATCGCTCCGTCGTGAGACGAAGGTGGGCTCGAAGCCCAACGATCGCAGAAAAAGTCGAGAGACATCGGATCACTATCCCGATCAGGGATCGCGTCTTCAGAAGAATCCTCAACATAGGAGTTACGATACTGCACTTCGTACATGCACAGGCCTGCATAATCCTCCGCTCTAATCATACGAGCAATGGGATCAGCGCTTGGCCCTGCCAGTTGGCAGTGCATGAGTGCGAGTTCACGGTAAATCCGCAAACTTGTACCAGATCCAACTTTACTTCCGTACGTGGGTAATATACCCATAAAACCTCCGTTATGGAAAATTAGTAGAAAGAAACCTCGTGAGAGGATATCCCGATAGGGATTAAGTCGGCGCCGTGAGCAAGTCAAACAGCTCAGGCACTGGGCCCGTAGTGACGGCAGCAACAGATGTTGCGATGCTGCCCAACACGTTAATATGCAGTTGCCGAACAAGACGATGTTCTGTCAAGCTCGACCGCTCGCTAAAGAAACCAACGGTTTCATTCGTGTTGACGTACGCCACTTTGGGTGCCGCGGTATAACCCGCAGCGTTCTGATTCAAGATCGCTTCCATCACCGGGATCTCCGTCCGGGTCGACACTCTCCAAATGCCTGAAGCCAGTTTCTTAAGCTTCATGGTAATGGAGCCCTGAGCCATGAGCGGGAGAGAAGCTTGTTGCTCTCGCCACACGGCTACCACTTCGCCTTTGTCACGGGTAACACTAACCGGGACAAAAGTGTGGGATACGGGGGTCGCAGCGCCATCAAAGGCGACAATATTTGCTATGTTTGACATTATGTCCTCATAACGCTAGATAGGATCTCTAGCAGAAAGAAAACTCTAAACGGCGGAATTACCGCTTAAAGCTGATGCCCGGAAGGGCACCGCCCTTGACTACTTGCGTAATCAGAGCAAGAGCATCCAGAGCACGAGAACGCGGAGAGTTCCCCGCGGGGTTCCTGAATACTGGTAATGGCACTGGCAGGGAAGAATGTAAAGTCCTTGCTATTGTCATTGAACGCGACCAAGAAATCGGGTCGTAGTAATATAACTCGTTCGGAGGACTGCTGTCCGGTCTGTAGCTAGGCCACATCCCAGTAAGCTGACTGCGATACCAATCGCAGGTCGTCCTGACATAAGTACCGTCGAGCGGCATCTCCGAGAGGACATGCCTAGTTTCCAAGTAATTACCGATTGGAATGAACCAATCGGCTACAAAGGAAAACGGTACCAATTCCCAAGCTATACTCTCCGGGTTAGTCAGACCCAGATACTCGGGAAAGGAGAACGGTTTCTCCGAGATGATAGCCTTTATACGTTTAGTATAGCGGCCTTCACCTGATGCATTAAAAGCACCTAGAATGGGGTTTGCCAATACTTTCTTTATATGAAAGCTGGCGCGTACAACCCTCTTCCTCGGAACGTCCAATTGCTGGATGCTCTCAGATAAATCGAAAACATCTTTAAGCAACGGACGCCACGCGTACCTCAACTCTAACCACAATTCGAACCAGTTCGTATACGACTTCTTCTCGACAAGTTTACCCTGTCTTGAAGTCATCGGCACTAGTGATTTTCGACCCAACACGCGAAGTTCCTTGCGCGTCGGAATTGCGGTCGCAGCGGTAAATTGCTGCGGAGTGCTCCCTAATACTTTGAGAGCGGTGAGGAGATCTAGTCGCTTAACAGCGATTAACGCGCGACCTATTTGTCGAGCGCGAAATGCTACGGTATCCACGGTTTTCCCGAGTTCACCGATAAAGATTCCAGCATTCCATTGGGCACCGTTGCGGTATTTATCCGCTAAACGACCCAACAGTTTGATTTCGTCATTCGCATCCCACGCCCTCGGAACGGTCATGTAAGTACCAGGCGATTTGCCCTCCCTACCAACCGTGGTAACTCCGAAGCTTACTATCTTGATACCATAGTCTCCCCAGAATTGGGTAGACCGTGTACCACTATACGGATGATCGGGCCATATGCCTGCCAGCTTGTCAGCTGGCGTGCGGTCGGCCCCCGTTGTATTGCGGGTGGTTAAGAGACCATATAAGTACGAGGTCCCATCCCATTTCAGCTTTGTAACTCGCTGATCAACGGTCGTATTGATAGTAGTCATGACGTCTCCCTGGCTTTTGCCAGAACAAGCATTGTCGGGTCTAGAGGGTACTGCTTCAACTGACAACCTAAAAGGGATAACTCCCGCGTGGCGGAACAAGGACACCTTTTTGTGGTCTCACGACCATTCAGGTTCCATCCGCAACGCGGAAACGATCTCAGGTCATCGAGGGAAACCCCCAAAGACAATGCAAGATCAGATAAGGTACTCATAGGAGTATAATCAGCGAACTAAGTAGGTCGAAGAGGAAGCTTTTCAGCATCTCATCGTCTACCAGTTTTAAGAGATAATCCGGGTTGATAAGAGCTACAACCAGGACCATGACGACGGCGGTGAAAATAACCGCAACAATTAATACAAAAGCGTCTTCATGTTTACGTCTCATTGCTGATACCTTTTTCCAATATGATAGGTTTAGAGTTTTTACGCATGCCACCCGTGGCCGGCCAGTAAACTGGCACACCCGTCGTCGATCGGAAGAATGATACCTTCCAATTGAACTCCGATAATTCCCATTCCACGTGAGATACCCTTTTAGGGCATAACCCACAACGAAATAAGAGGTCGGAGATAAAGCGGCGGATGCTAGTTGTAGCCACAGGACATGCTCCTATCAGTTTCACGGTACTAACCGTGTGCAACGCCCAGAAATGGGCGTCAAGAACAGCTGCTCCCACCGTGAG